TCTCGCGAGACTGCCGAACCACATAGAGTAATGTAATCAATTGCTGGTTGATTCTTTAACGAGAGTTCCCAGATAATGTCGAGATAGTTAGTCATTTTGTATATTTATCAAGAAGAACATCAAAAAAAGTTTCACCCCTTTCTAAAACATATAAATAACTCGTATGATAAATCTTGAAGAAGTTAAAGAAAAATTCCCATTCCTAACCGGACTACGATGCCAGGTGCACGAATATATCGGCATCATTCAAAATTCTGATGACAAAATTATAAGCTTCTACGATTATGAAGCCTTACGTTCGCCCGAAGAGAAAATATTATTTCTTGAACTAGGCGAGATATGGTGGTGGGAAAGTAATAGACTATTACCTATCAACATATTCTTACAAGGTCAAATGCTACCGTTTAGATATTGTATGAAAACTGTCGTAAACAAAGACATCGACATTATGTTTGGTTCATTAACCAGTCTAAACAACATAATGAAAAAGCGCATCAAGAAGCGCCAAATACAACTAATTCGAAGAGCTGATTAGTCCTTAGACATTTTCTCTATCATCAGATTTAGATTTACAATAATAGCCAGAGAATAGGCAATTCCGTGCGCTCTTTTGAACTGATAACTAGTGTCACCAGCATGTTTTACCCACACATCTTTTCTAATATCTTCCCAACTACTTTGTTGTAGATGAGCCTTTGATGGACGAATAATAGCAAGTATCATTGCTAAATCTTCAACTGATTGTGGTTTATACTTTTGTAATAGATAACCATATCCCTTAAGATGGAATAATTTATCAGTAATTTCCTCGAACTCGAAGAAATCCCATGGTGGTTCTTTGTTTAGCAGTTCAAGTAGATGTTCTTCACTGCGAACATTTTCATACATATTGACGTTTAGAAAGTCAATCTTAAAGTATCCATAATCACTTGCAATTCGATGATCAACTGTAGACATATTTGTGATAGGATCGCGTGGAATATTTTGGAAGTAAACACCTGTTGGATGCTTTTCAAACTTATCATCGGGGCGATCAATGCGACCATAGATGCACTCGATACCTTTCAAGATATTGTCTCTGCCGAAAACATCCACATCAACATCAGTTGAAACTTTGCGAGCCATTACTTAATCCTATAGAAGTTTTCTGGATGTTTCCAGATATAATTAGAGACTGTACCCCTTGTCACACCATATTCTTTCATCACATCTTCTATGCTATCAAATCTGCCTCTCGGTGTCATAATGGGTTTATATTTAGATGCGTGAGTTGCCTTTAGTGTAGCTGATCTCTTTGCATGTGATTCAGCCGATTGAATTTTTCCCATATGTGATATAGACTGTTTTAATTTAGTTTCTTCACGCATAGGAATACCATTATTCCATGATGGTGGTAACTTCTTACCTTTATTTTTACCCATCATTGTAGATCGACGTTTTTCATTTGTTTCTTCTGTATGAGATCCTAATATTCTACCTTTGTTCTTAATACTTATTTTTAATTTAGATGCATCAGTATGTTTAAGTCCTTCGGATCCCTCGCCACCATCTGTCCTATTCTGTAAAATGCCTGTTCCCAAATCTTTTCTACCATACCACCGAATCATTCTTCGTTCGAGTGCCAACGAGCCAACATCCGATAAGTTTGTCTCAAGGAATATAATTCTATATTTTTCTGCTGGTATATTCAAATTATGATTTTTAGACCATGCCCGTTTTCCTTTACCCTTGCCTATGTAATAAGGTGTTCCATCTTTTCTTAGATAAGCATAAACATAATAAATAAATTGTCCCATCAATTATTTATCAAATATCAACATCTGTTGTTACTTTTTTCACAAATATTTAAATTGACCATTTCTGAGTTTAAAAATATTTGCGTCTATATCGTTGTTAAATTTAACAGAATAATATCCTATTTTACCGTTTGTGGAAGCAATGTATTGTGTAGATACATCAACTAATGCACCCGTGACAGGATCGGAGAATTCTAAGAGACACCTAGTTAAATCTGGAGAATTCAGTAATGAATGTCTAATTTTTAATTCTTTCATTCTTCCGTAATCGATCTAAAAATTTCAGTTTAAACGCTGTTGCTGACCAATCATCACGAAACACAATAATACGATACCCATAATAAAATTGATCTTCTAATTCATTACATTCCGGATGTTCGTCCATCCACTCCTTAACATCTTCTGGCAGAGATGGTGGGGGCCACCCGTTAACAGGATATTTAATGATAACTGTCATAACCCTGATTGCTCCAATAGCGTTCTAATATATTCCACATCATCTTCAGACTTCTTAAATATTTTCATCCAATATGCTGCATCGATGATGCCGGCAATCATCTTGCCATGTTCTTCATTAAATCGACTCATTAATTGTTCACCGCTCGGAGATAGATATAATACCCACGGACTTATTCTACCCGTCCTAATAAGATATGCTCCTTCATTTGTAGATATACTAAAGAAGAAGTCTTTAAAAGGAATATGATTTTTATCGCACCATTCTACTATTTCTGTAATTGAACGATCAGTGGCACTGTCTGACGGTTCTTTCTTTATTACATCAATGATATATGTGTCATAGACAAAGTCTTTTGTCCAGTCTTTTAACTTTACACCGTTCATAATAACAAATTCTATGTATTTGTCAATATATAATGGTTTCAGTGCTGCTAAATGATTTCCGAATTTAGCAAAGTCAATGTAATATGGGCTGTTAATAAACTCATCAATTGATTTAGGCTTCTTGGATTGCATTGTTAGTTCATAGAACTTCTGGAATGCTCTAAATCCAAATCGTGATCCTGCTGTGTTTATATCAAGTTGGCGCTGTTTCTTGACGCAGACGTGTGTGTTCAAAGTCGCGAGTTTAGCAAAGGATTTATTGCAATACTTACATATATTCAGTTGTTGCATAGTAGATAAAGCTGCCATATTGTGTATTTAAATGATAAATAAGTGTAGTTCGCGATACTATCAATATCCAACTACTCTAACGCTTTCAAGGAGCAATCAGCGTGATATTTATCGATAACAAATATACTAAATGTTATTTTAGCATAATCAATAATGCTAAGTCAAGAATTTCTATAGACAGCTATATAGAAAAACATCATATCGTGCCCAAATCACTAGGTGGTTCCGATATACAAGAGAACATAGTTAAACTTACTGCCAGGGAACATTTCGTATGCCATCTTCTACTTGTCAGGATGACAGTCGGCTATAACAGAAGAAAGATGGCTTTTGCTTCTAATATGATGTTATGTGGTAAGAATAGGTATATCCCATCTAGTAGAATATATCAAATAGTGAAGGAAGAATTCTCTAAAAATATATCAGTTATACATACCGGGACACATCAATCAGTAGAATCTAATATAAAAAGATCAAAGGCAACAAAAGGTATTCCGCGAGGCCCACAAACAGAACAACATAAGAAAAATAATAGTCTTTCTAAATCAGGAAAATCAAATGGTAGAAAAGGTATGTCAATCTCCACGAAGGGAAAATCATACGAAGAAATATATGGAAAAGATGTTGCGATTAATCTTATAAAAACACGATCGATTGCTTGGCAGGGAAGGAAAGGATTTCAGGCTACCGGAAAAGATAATCCAAATGCTAAATCAGTGATAGTGAACGGAATATGTTATCCAACAAAAAGAGAAGCCTGTAAATCACTGAATATTTCTTATTATGAATTATGTAAGTTTACTTCTTAGCATCGCCTTTGAATAATTCTTTGAGAGATTTGTCATCATAGCCATTATCCTTGAAAAGTTCTGTCAATTCAGCCTGTGTGTTTAGTTGAAGTAATAATTCAAGATCATCATCTTTCAACAACGGATAGATAGATAATACTGCGTCTTCTAATAAACTTTTTGTAGCACCACGTGGTGCTCCAGGCCAAATATGTCGTTCGGGCTTTCCGCTGCCCGACATAGCTAACAACATCCACTGCAATTCTTTATGTTTATTTGTCTCTAACGCATTTTCTGATTTCTTAGCACTGAATAGATTAGAATCTTTGTTTACAACTTCATTTACGGTATATAATCGATCTGCTGCGCCACTTGCTGTAGAACTCATCCAGCGTGTTAGTGGCCAAATAGCTATGTCTTTTTTCTGTTCATCATTAAGTCTACTATAGAATTTTTTGTCGCCACGGTCTAATGCAGGTAATACATCCTTGAATAAGTCATTCTTATATGCTTTTACCTTTACTTCTTCTTCAACAACTGCATCTGGATTCATTTCTCGGAATCCACTCAGCCAATCTTCTATCTCATTACTCAAAGAGTGCTCCAATATCAATAACGTCTGGTAATTTGTTTATCTCTTTAACAAATAAAACACAATTAGGGAATTCTGTATCTTCTACGGGCACTACTAAAATATTACCATTCTTTAGTTTAGGAAAATACCATTTTACTTCTGCATATACATTGGTGATATTTACTTCTTGTGGTCTAGGCACCATATGCCTAAGCGGATTATATACCATTGTATGGAATCCCCTATCATTAAGACTTGTTAATGGCATTAATTCTAAATCACTATAATCAGAATCACATACAAGTATCGACCAATCTAGTGGCATTTGCACTGTGAATTTTCCAATCTGTAATACAACCGCCGGTGCGTAAAAGCTTTCTAAGAAGATAAGTGGTATAAAGAAATAATCTGGATTTTTAGGATCCGAATAATCAAGGACTGCGTAGCGAATATCTTCAATTTCATTTGGGATCTTATCAAGCTCATAGGCTCGATTCATTTCTGTGAGGATTCGTATAATAATTCTCCTAATATTGTGAATTTAAGTGATAAATAAGTGTAGTTCGCGATACTATCAATATCCAACTACTCTAACGCTTTAAAGGAGCAATCAGCATGATATTTATCGATAACAAATACACTAAATGTTATTTTAGCATAATCAATAATGCTAAGTCAAGAATTTCTATAAACGGCTATATAGAAAAACATCACATCATACCTAAATCACTCGGCGGTGATAATAAGAAAGAAAATATAGTGTCACTTACTGCACGAGAACATTTTATATGCCATTTACTACTTCCAAAAATGACTACAGGTAAAGATAAGAGAAAGATGAGTTATGCATCTAATATGATGCTATGTGGTAAAAATAGATATGTGCCTTCGAGTAAAATATATCAGAAGATAAAGGAAGAATTTGCTATAAACATAGGAATTCACAATAAAGGGAAACAAGCATGGAATAAGGGGCTGCCTGGAAATTTTACGGGAATGAAACATTCTGATGAAACTAAGGTGCAGATATCTGTATCTCAAATCGGGATATCAAAACCAAGAACCAGACCGACTTCTACCATAACACGAGAACGAATAAGTAAGGCCAAAACAGGTCAAAAGTATAAACCTACATCTGAAGAAGGTAGAAAGAACAAAGCCGAATGTAAAATGGGAGATAAAAATTATAATTTTGGCAGAATATTTTCTGATGCCACCATAGAGAAACAATCAATCGCAGCTAAAAATAGACCTAAATATAGATGCCACTGTGGAAAAGAATGTTCGCCATCTAACTATAAAAGGTGGCACGGAGAGAATTGTAAATTTTCATCTTGCTAATCCTATTAGTTTTCTATGCTCTTCCCATTTCTTATCAAGCTCTTCCATATCTCTTTTTATTTCCAACTTACCTATAGCAATTCTTGCAGGCATTATACCACATCGAATAAGATAATCACAGAGCATA